TGGGCTTTGCCAAACAGAGCATAAGAGAGAGCGTCTAGCATGGTAGACTTACCCGCCCCGTTCTGTCCTACTACCAATGTGGTCTTGCTGTTTTCGAAATCAACCTCAGTCCAACTATCACCAGTGCTGAGGAAGTTTTTATACTTCAGGGTATGAAATTTAATCACACGTGCTCCAGACTTTGCGCTTCAACCATAAGTTCGCGGACTTCAGACTTGATTCGATCTTTATTCAGATCTGTATCCACTGCATCTATGTAACTATACAGTAAACGATCTGTGGATTCAAGTGAGATGTTTTCATCCTCTACCTGAGAGCCACCAAAGTCCTGAAAGTTCTCTGCAATTTGCAGTCCGTGTATCTTACGACTGTTGATTCTGTCAACAAACTTTTCAAACTCTGCTGGTTTAGTTTTATTGACCACAATTAATTTCACAAACTTTTCGTCTAAGTAAGAGACATCTTTGAGAGCATAATTATTGTTTGTATCATCCCAATGCAGTTTTTCAAATATCGTTACAGGATTCTCAACAGCCTCTATCTCGCGAGTCTCTGTGTCTAGAACATGGAAGTATTTCCGATCATTACAATCAGACCAGAAGAATTGCATCTGAGACCCAAGGTAATGGATATTTTCTTTGTGGGATTTTGTATGGAAATGTCCAGAAAGGACCGCGTCAAATCGATCGAATATCGAAGGACTCATACCGTCAGAACAGGGAACACCTTTCTGCATCTCAAAACCATTCAGCTCTAGATGCGCGGCGCAGATATCCGCTTTACAATTCTGAATGAAGTTTACCGCCTTTTCTTCATTCTCTGGATTGATCCACGGCACTAACGCGACATTAAATCCATCATAATCTACTACGGTAGGCTCTTCGATAATTCGAATCTCGCCCATGTAATGACCCTGAAGTTCTTTGAGGGCATTTAACCTATTAGTGTTTTTGTAGTAAACATCATGATTACCTGGGATGATATCCATATGGATCCGACGATCCCGAAGTTGATCAAGAAATATGCGGCGATTGTGGTTAAGTGCTTTAAAATTAATTGACGTACGATTGTCATAATAATCTCCCAGATGTAATATTTTATCTATATCGTTTTCCTCTAAAAACGGAAAAAATATGTCGCGATAAAATTTTTCCTGGTAGTCCATAAAAATTTCAGAACTATTACGAATGCCGCAGTGTGTGTCATTAAGAATCGCTATCTTCATATTGTTTAATCCATAAAAGGCGTAAGGTCTGAATCAACAGAGATCGTTCTTTTCTTTCTCTCTTTTTTGCTATAAACATTTATAGTTTCATCATAAGATTTTACCGCATCGATTCTAAATCTCAACTCTTCAACAAAGGCGTGAGTAGCTTTAGCTGCGGGGTTTTGGTTTAACTCTTCTTGTATAAGGAATTCGAAACCAGTCTCAGAAAGATACTTCATCTTTATGTCTTGTTGTTTCTTTTCTTTCTGTATACGGCGCAGGAAAGCGTACCAAGAGATTTGTGTGAAATAGGCAAAAGCGTTTGGTTTGCCTGTCCTAGTGGCTGTCTCTAGATTATAGTTCTCAATTGCTTTGAGACAATTTTCGACAGCGTCCATCACCATCTCTTCTCGATAGGTGTATCGAACAAAGTTCGCTTTGTGAGAAAGACCTTCTGAGATCTTAAGAAAACATCGAGCGATGTAATCGGGAATTACTGGCTTTTTAATTTTTTTCTCTTTCGCTTCTCTCGCAGAAATAACATATTGAACTACCGCCTCAGAAAAATCTGCGTTATTCACATAATGCGGGCGATCTTGTTTTTTGATTTTTGTTTCACTCATAATATAACTCCAAAGAGAACTACTCTACTACATTTTAAACCAAAAGTAAAGGGGGTTGAATTTTTAATAATTTATTGGTAAAATAAAGAACATCGTTCGTCGGGGAAACTAGAATATGGGGAATTGTATTATGTTGCTCGGGACTGCAGCCGAATCCTCTTCTGTAATTTCTCCTGCCAATAAGCTTTTTACGCGTTTCGTTATTTTATCTAGCTTGGCTAGTCTGTCGAGTTTATACGCTTCCATTCTTTCTTCTGCTGCTTGATGTGCATCAGACACCGCCCAATCATATTGAGCAACAAGAGCGGGATTAGGATTAGCAGTTGCAACTACGTGATCCGAGTTGATTACACAGAGATCTTCGTTTGATTCTAGGTAATGGATCCAAGGTCTAAAAACATAAAATATTTCATGAGTGTTTTGTATTTTAATTATTTCCATGCAATTTCGAATAACAATTTCTCTAAATTCTTCCTCTGCCCATTCAACAACTTCACAAATTATTTCTGAACCCGATGTCATTTTAAATTGTTTTATTTCTTTCATTTTATATCTACTTTTAAAATTTTGAAAGGAAACTGTTCTTTAGTGTAGATTTTAATTCTTTCTGCGCTATGTTGTAATGTAAAATTCTTGCGAGTTTTGTAATGCAAATCGTCAGCAATATCATACAACACAGTAGTTCTACCATCATCGCTCATTCGCAATCCTCGACCAATGGATTGAAGTACTCGGATTTGAGATTTCGAAGGAGACGCAAATATGATATTATGAATATTCCGGATATTAATGCCAGTGGAAAAAGTACCAAGAGAAGCCAACACAATGCTATTTGTTTGCTTTTCGACAATGCCTCGTATAGTTTCTCGATCACTGGTTTTAGTTTCTCCGCTAACATAAAACAACCTTCTGTTCTTATCTATTTTATTTTTAATAAGCTCTTGGAGAACTTTACCGTGTTTATCTACAAGGTTAAAAAGAACCAGAGTGTTGCCTTTTAGGTCACAAGCAAGATTACTGATCAATCGATTACGGCCTTCGTGGGAAACTATAAAATCAATTTCTTCTTGGTACGTTTTATTTTCAAAAGATTTTCGTGTTTCCTCTTCATAGTCGAGTAGTAATACTTTGATGTTAAGTTTTGCTAACGTCTCCTCGTCTTGTAATTCTTTGGTGGTTGTTACTCTTTCGACCGGCCCGAAAAGCCCCTCGAGGACCATCTCGTTTGTCTGAGTCCCGTCTAATGTCCCTGTTGTACCAAAACGATACTCTGCATTAATCGCTTTGTTCATTATAGAAGATAGAGACTTTGCCTTAAACCCATGGCATTCGTCCCCAAACACACAACCAAATTTTTCAAACCAAACGTTCGGAAGTTTATTGATTGATTGCCACGTAGAGATAATTATTTGTTTGTCAGTTTCTTTGTCCTTTCCAGAATATATTTTATGACAATTATTTTCACTATCAAAACCGTAGTCTTTAAAATCTTTGTACATTTGTTCTACAAGACCTGTTGTCGGCACAACTATTAGAATTTTTTCAGAGGACGCCGCCATATACCACCGAAGAACAAGGTATATTATAAATGATTTGCCAGAACCAGTTGGAGATAGCAACAAACATCTTTTGTGTTCAATGGCGTGTGTTATCGCGTCGTACTGATAATCGCGAGGAAGAAATGGCGCCCCGACTGTGGCTATCCATTTAAGCATATTGAGGTGGCTAACCTCATTTTTCTCATTAGGCAACCCATATTCAGAACGTTTTAATCGAATACCATATCCGTGTTGACCCGCGAAGACTTTGATTTTTTCGAAGAGACCGGCGTTAATCTCTCCGTTCATTCGATTAAACAATCTAATTTTACCGTCCCAAACCTTACGTTTGTAGGGTTGCATAAATTTATAACCTGGAACAAAAAACGAGAACTTCTCAGAAAGTTCTGCCGCGCACGCACTAGAACAGTTTACGCGAATCATACTATGATCTTTAAGAGATAACTCAATCGTTTCCACTAGAACCCTGCTTCAAATTTTTTATAATCAATTATATTTTTAATAGTTTGATGCCGCCAATTAAGGTTTTGAACAATCTCTTTCAATGTATCTATTAAAGTTTTAATGTATTCGATTTTGGCTTCGCTTTCCACCAGCTCTGGGTCGGCTTCAACATAATGTTCCATATCACCCTTGAGAATTTTTAGACCATTAAAGGGGTCTGGATCCCACCCTAGGTCTATGATTTCTTCCTGAGACATCTTTCCGTTATACCAGAGCCATTTTAACTTCATTAAATCTTTTTGTTTAAACTCGAGTTGTTTGAGTTTAAGCTTGGCTTGCGATAACATACCAAGATATTTGGCGTGGAGTTCAGGCGTGGCTCGAGCAGTTTCGTCAATTGCAGTTGAGTCTATACGACAATCGATCTTCCAGTCTTCTAAGACTTGTTCTAAATTCATAATATAAGTTTCCAAGGTGTTAGTAGTCTATTCTACTATGTCACTTCAAAATAATCAAACCGAAACGTACCAGGAAAGGTTATGTATTGCCCATCGCTTACTGCAGTTAATTCGATATCGCCAAGAGAGATTGGAATACAGTTTTTATATGTTATTGTTTTATTGTTATTATTATGAGACGATAGAACAGATACCGTAATATTACTAGAAGTCGGTATAACACCACTATTAGAAAATCTACTACTAGCGCTACTTTGTGGAGTGGCAACTAGTCGTTCCATCCACCGGTACATTTCGATATATGCAGTCATATCCTCGTCCATCATAAAAACAATGGAAACAGGATTATGTTGTATTTTATCACCAGCAAACGCTACGTTCAGTCTCTTAAACGGAACATCAACAGGATTGAGTTCCATTGATGGATGAGAAACCGATTGTGCAAAATATTCTAGGTTAGGATAGTTCTCTCTGTCGATAAGAACACGAAACCCAGTGGGCTGAAGATAATTAAGATTGTCTGTTAAGTTTGGCATACAAGTATTTAGGAGTAAAAAAAAGGGGAGCCGAAGCCCCCCAATTCATTTTACTACAAAGGCGATTAAAACCGCTCTTATTTTTACAAATATTAACCGAGGATATTGTCAACTCGGAAAATTCTGTAGTATTGGTTCGACTTAGATGTAGCCAACCCGTTCGCAGCATTTGTGCCAACGAAAGGATTAGAAACCATGCCGTAACGAGTTTTGAAGCCAATCTTCGGTTGGAAGGTGTCTTCAGCAACAGCACGGAACATCTGCAGAGGAACGTATGGGCAGTAGAATACGCCAGCGTCATAAGGATTGGTACCCTTATAACCAACCGTAACGTAGTCAGCAGTTGCATACGGATCGATGTATACTCGAGTACGACCGTTCAATACACCAGCGAAGGTGTTGCCCGTGTCGTCTACTTGCAGGCTAGTAGCCAAAGCAGGAGAGTAGTCTAACATACCAGCAGCAGAAAGAGCAGTAGCAACGTCTGAAGAACAGATTACTACGTTACCTTTACCACGACGAGTGTCTTTAGCGATTTGGTTCGCTTCACGCTCGAGCTGGATTACAAGACCCTTGAATTTCTCAGCTGACCAACGGCCATCTGCATCAGTAGCAAGGTTAAACACACCGTCTAATAAAGTGTTTTCAGTAGTAGCACCGATCTTAGCTTGGCTATTGATCGTACGAATAACTTCACGGTTAATTTCCGCAAGAATTTCCGTAGAAAGAATGTTAGCCAACTCAGTTTCAGCGTCAAGACCATGAATAGCTTTCAAGTCTTGTGCCAATTCGATGGTGTATTCTGCTTTCAACGCGCGAGAAACTGCAGTAACAGTTGATTTCTCGATGGTGAAACCCATTTCAGGAATAGCAGTCTCATTGGGGAGGCCCAATCGTTCTGCTCGTTCAGTCGATACACCAGTACCGAAATCAGGACGGTTAAGAGCAGAGTCACCAATAGATGAAT